ATCCAACGCTTTTGGCGCCAGATTTTTCACACTCCCCTCATGGATCCTAGGCCCTCCCATGGGACTGCGAGGCCGGTTGCCCGTGTTGGGTGCGCTGAGAGTCGTGCGAGGCCAGCGGAAGCGGAAGGCCTCCGCCGTGCGATTGCCGGCGACCCCGCGGGCCACGCTCAAGGGGCAGATCGCGGAGCTCCGGCGGGTGGGGATCGCGCTGCTCAAGAAGGCGGAGAAAAAGCCGACGATCTACACCAAGAGCAATGGGGAACAGATCAGCCCGACCCTCCGGGCGGCCCTGGAGTGTTTGGAAGCGGCCGATCGCTGCGAGGGTCGGTTCGTTCGCCGGATGGATGGCGACCGAGCCAGCGCGGGGACCCAGCGTGAACCGAAGGACGAGCTCGATGCCTTCCGCAAGAAAAAGACGGCGCGCTGAGCCTGGGGGGCCGGTGACGGCCTATGCGCGGGCGGTGACGGCCGGGAAGATCCTGGCGGGGCGCCCCGTGCGCCTGGCCTGCACCCGGCACCTGACGGACCTGAAGCGGGGGCACGAACGGGGGCTCTGGTTCGACGACAAGGCCGCCGCCCATGTCCTCGACTTCTTCCCCCGGTTTCTCCGTCTGGCGGAGGGGGCCTTCGCGGGCGAGCCCTTCCGACTCGAGCCCTGGCAGCAGTTCATCGTGGGCTCACTCTTCGGCTGGAAGGGCAAGGATGGGCATCGGCGGTTCCGGACCGCCTACATCGAGGTCGGGAAGGGCAACGGCAAATCCCCCCTCGCTGCGGGCGTGGGGCTCTATGGGCTCCAATGTGACGACGAAGCAAGTGCCGAGATCTACTCGGCCGCCGTCACGCGGGACCAGGCGGCGATCCTCTTCACCGACGCGAAGAAAATGGCGGAAGCCTCGCCGGCGCTCCGGGGAGAGCTCGCCATCACCCGGAGCAACATCGCCTTCCTTGAGGCCCGCTCCTACTTCCGTCCCGTGTCCTCGGAGGCCCGGGCCCTGGACGGCAAGCGCGTCCACATGGCGCTGATCGACGAGATCCACGAGCACCGCTCCGCCCTGGTGGTGGACAAGATGCGCGCGGGGACCAAGGGCCGGCGCCAGGCGTTGATCTTCGAGATCACCAACGCAGGGTACGACCGCCACTCCGTTTGCTGGCAGCACCACGAGTATTCCCTGAAGATCCTCGAGGGCGTGGTCGAAGATGACGGCTGGTTTGCCTATCTTTGCCAACTCGACCCCTGCGAGCCCTGCCGGGCCGCGGGCTACCTCATGCCGAGCGAGACGTGTAAGACGTGCGACGATTGGCGGGACCGGCGCGTGTGGCCGAAGGCGAATCCGAACCTCGGGGTCTCAGTACCCGAGCGCTACCTGGCGGAGCTCGTCCGGGAAGCCGAAGGGATGCCCTCGAAGCAGAACATCGTCAAGCGGCTGAACTTCTGCCTCTGGACCGAATCGGCCACCCGCTGGCTCCCCAGCGATCAGTGGGCGGCCTGCGGGGGCGCGGTGGATCCCGAAACCCTCCGGGGCCGGACCTGCTATGGAGGGCTGGACCTGGCGACGACCACGGATCTGGCGGCCTTCGTCCTGCTGTTCCCCCCGGAAGGAGAGGAGACGACCTGGGTGGTCCTCACGCGCGCCTGGGTGCCTCAGGAGACGATTCAGCGGCGGAGCCGGCAGGATCGGGTGCCCTATGATGTCTGGGCCCAGCAGGGAGTCCTGGAGGCCACCGAAGGGAACGTGGTGGACTATGACGTCATCCGGGAGCGGATCCGGCAGGATGCCGAGACGTACCGAATCGTCGAGATCGGCTTCGACCGCTGGAACTCCTCCCAGCTGGTAACGCAGCTCCAGGGGGATGGGGCGACGATGAAGCCGGTCGGCCAGGGCTTCGCCTCGATGAACGCGCCGGCCCGGGAGTTCGAGAAGCTGGTGGCGGGGCGGGCGTTCCGCCATGGGGGGCATCCGGTCCTGGCGTGGTGCGCGGCGAACGTCTGCGTGGAGCAGGACGCCGCGGGGAACATCAAGCCATCGAAGCGGAAGTCCACGGAGCGCATCGATCTGGTCGTCGCCCTCGTGATGGCCCTGGAGCGGGCGATGGGACAGGGCCAAGGGCCGAGCGTCTATGAGTCTCACGGGGTCCTCGCGCTATGAAAGGTCTGCTGCCTGACCTGCTTCTGGTGGTGGGGGCGCTAGCCGTTGTCGTGGGGGTCGCGCTGATCCATGTGCCCTCGGCCGTGATCGTCGTCGGCGCGGCCCTCCTGGGGTTCGGCCTGCTCATTGTGAGGGGAACGCATGGGCGTGCTGGCTGAAGCGTTGCGGTCGTATTGGCTGACCGGGGATAAGGCCCTGACTGCCCTCTCCGGTGGCCCGACGCGCGCCGGCGTGATCGTCAACGAGCACACGGCGCTGAATCTTTCGGCCGTCTGGGCCGCCGTGACGGTCATTTCGGGGACGGTCGCCTCCCTGCCACTTCTTCTTTACAAGCGGCTCCCGAACGGCGGAAAGGAGCGCTTCGTGGACCATCCGGTCTACAGGATGCTCCACGACGAGCCCAACCCGGAGATGACCTCGATGGTGTTCCGGGAAACCCTCCAGGCCCATGTCCTCCTGTGGGGCAACGCCTATGCGGAGATCCAGCGCGACCAGGCCGGACGCCCCGTCGCGCTCTGGCCGCTCTCCCCCCAGCAGGTGGAGCCGTTCCGCGACAAGGAGACGCGCGCGCTCCGCTACCGCGTGACGAACGAGATCGGCCGCCAGGTGGTCGTGGACGCCGAGCGGATCCTCCATGTCCCGGGCCTGGGCTTCGATGGCATCGTCGGCTACTCGGTCGTGCGGAAGGCGCGAGAGTCCCTCGGCCTGGCGCTGGCGACTGAGACGTTCGGGGCGACGTTCTTCGGCAATGGCGCCTGGCCCGGGCTGGTGGCCCAGCATCCCGGGAAGCTCAGCGATCCCGCCGCCAAGCGGCTCAAGGACTCGCTGAACGAGGCCCTTCAGGGCCCCACGCGCGCGCACAATCTCATCGTGACCGAAGAAGGCATCAAGGTCGAGAAGATGGGGATTCCGCCGGACGATGCCCAATTCCTCGAGACCCGGGCTTTTCAAATTGTCGAAATCGCGCGCTGGTTCAATCTGCCGCCCCACAAGCTCCGGGATCTGTCGAGAGCCACCTTCTCCAACATCGAACATCAGGGCATCGACTTCGTCGTCGATCTCCGGCTCTGGTTCGTCCGCTGGGAGCAGGAATTGAATCGCAAGCTCATTCGCCCGCTCGAGCGGAAGATCCAGTTCGTCGAGCACTTGGTCGATGGGTTGCTGCGCGGCGACAGCGCCAGCCGCACCGCGATTTACGCGAGCGGGCGACAATGGGGCTGGCTCTCGGCCGACGACATCCGTGAGCGGGAGAACCTGAACCCACTTCCCGACGGCCAGGGCCAGATCTACCTCATTCCGCAGAATATGATCCCGGCGGACCAGGCCGACGCGCTGATCGACGCGGATCCGCCCCCGCCGCCAGCACTCGAGCCGGCTCCGCCGGACGACGACGACGACGACGATGACCGCACGCTGGCGGCGCTGGGGGAGCTCCGGGAGCAGATCGACCGGCTGGCGCTTCCGGCGCCGAGCCCGGAGCAGCCTCCAACCGATGAGGCGCTCGGTGACCGCCTGGTGCAGCGGATCGACGCCGCTGAGCAGCGGATCCGGGAGCAGATCGACGCAGCCGGGAAGCCCGCCGGGGAGCTCGCCGAGCGGCTGGCGACCGATCGCCAGCTGCGGGACTGGCAACAGGCGATGATCGCCACGATCGCGGGCCGTCTTGTGCGGCGCGAACTGAAGGCGATTCGCAACCCCAAACGTGGCGCCGAACGCCTGGCGGCCTTCTACGCCCGCTTCGCCGCCGATGGCGTGGCGGAGCTTCGGCCCTGGTTGCTCCGCATGTCACCGGAACCGGCCCTGGCCGCGAAGGTCGAAGGTCTTCTGTCAGCCTGGGCGGCGGACGCGCTGTGCGAGTGTCAAGAAGCCATTCGTACCGGGAGCCTCGACGTGATCCACCGTCGCTGGGAAGTCGATCGCGAGGAGTCGCTGACGACATTGCTGATGGAGGCCATCCATGGATGACATCGAGATTCGGGTCTGTACGGCCGGCGATCTCCGAATCGAGACGCGCGGCCTTTCCAAGGTGGTCCGGGGCTACGCCATCGTGTTCAATAAACTGTCGGAGCCGCTGGGCTTCTTCAGCGAGTTCCGCGAGCAGATCGACCCGTCGGCCATGGACCGGACCCTGAAGGAGAAGGTGGACCTCCGAGCGCTCGTGGACCATGATTCGGCGCGGATCCTCGGCCGCCTGACGGCCGGCACCTTGCGGGTCGAAAAGGATGGGCATGGGCTCCAGGTGGAGATCGATCCACCGGAGACGACGAGCGGCCAGGACATCGTCGAGTCGATCCGGCGCCGCGACGTGACGGGTATGTCGTTCGCATTTCGCACCCTGAAGGATATGTGGGACGAGACCACGGATCCGCCGACTCGGACAGTCTTGGACATGCTGGTCCGGGAAGTCAGCGTCGTGACCTTCCCGGCCTATCCTCAGACGGAGGTCGCCCTCCGAGCCTTGCGCGCCCTTCAGGGGCAGAAGGGGAGCCGTGCCGTCCGGCCGGCGACCGTGGCGGAGCGGCTGAAGTGGACGGCCGAAAAAGGTCTTGACACGAAATCCTCGCGCGTGACAGAGTGACGTTGTAAGTGTGTTCCGTGCCAGGCGGCCCTATAGGAGCCGCAAGGCATGGAATGACGCCGACACGCTGAGCTCCTGGAAAGCGGGCTCCGTGCAGTCGGACGGACCAATTCAACGGTTCGCCGATGGCGCGGGGCCCGTTTTCATTTTCGGGCTCCCCGCCACCGGCTGGACCCCAGGGGAGAGCACCGATGACGACCAAGGAGCTCCGCGAGAAGCGGGCCCAGCTGGCTGAGCAGGCCGCTTCGATCCTGAAGAAGGCTCACGACGACAAGCGCGAGGTCCTGAAGCCCGAGGAAGAGCAGGAGTGGCAGCGGCTTCACGACGACATCGACGCGCTGAAGCGTCATATCGACAAGCTGGAGCGCCAGGCCGAGATCGACAAACAGCTGGCGGATCCGCAGCCGCGCATCATCGAGCCCGGCGCCCCCCACATCGAGGACCGTCCCGGCTCCAGTGCGGCCATGCGCCGCCTCCAGATGGGGCAGGAGGACGCCACCCGCGCCCTCCGGGCCTGGTTCCTCGCCTCCCCGACCAGCGGCTACGTCCTGACCGAAGAGGACCGCGCCGTCGCCCAGCGGGTCGGCATCAACCTCCTGTCCAAGCAGCTCGACCTTCGCTTCTCCACCCTGCCCATGCGGTCGCTCTACGAGAAGCGGGAGTGGGACTATCGCGCGCAGGGCGTGGCCACGGGTGGGGCCGGCGGGTTCGTGGTGCCCGACGAAGTGATGCGGGCGCTCGAAATCTCGCTGCTGACCTTCGGCGGGATGCGCGCCCGCTGCACGATCATTCGCACCGAGGGCGGCGCGGCGCTGCCCTGGCCGACCGTCAACGACACCACTCAGGTCGGCGCGCTGCTGGCGGAGAACGTGGCGGCGGCGGAGCAGGACGTGACCTTCGCCCAGCTCGTGCTGGACGCCTACAAGTACAGCTCCAAGCTGATCCGCGTCAGCGCCGAGTTTCTCCAGGACGCCTCGATCAACGTGGGGGCGGTGCTCGGCGAGCTGCTCGGCACGCGCATCGGCCGGATCACGAACACTCATTTCACCACGGGGACCGGCACGGCCCAGCCCAACGGCATCGTGACAGCGACAGGGGCCGGCTTCACTGCCCCGAACGCCGATGCCCAGGTCACGACCTGGAAGTATTCCAGCATCGTCGAGACCGAGCACTCCGTCGATCCGGCCTATCGCTCGGGTGCGGCGTGGATGATGCACGACAGCTCGGTCAAGAAGACGAAGCTGATCGTGGACACGACGGGTCGGCCGATCTGGGCGGCGGGGATCGCCTCCGCTGCACCCGATACCCTCATGGGCTACCCGATCGTCGTCAACCAGGACGTCGCCGTGATGGCCGCCAGCGCCAAGAGCGTGCTGTTCGGCGACCTGTCGAAGTACCTCATCCGGGATGTGCTCGGTATCACGCTCCTGCGGCTCGAGGAGCGGTACGCGGAGTTCCACCAGGTCGCCTTCCTGGCCTTCTCGCGCCACGACGCCGATCTGCTGAACGCGGGCACGGCCCCGGTCAAGCAGTTCGTCAACGCGGCGTCCTAAAGGAGGGGGTCTATGAAGGTGCGGATGCTGCGCCACGTGACCTCGTACGTCCAGGTGCGTGACCTGGAACCGGGTCAGATCTACGACATCAACGACGATCGCGCGGAGCAGTTCATCGCCAACGGGATGGCCGAGCCGATCGCGGAGGAGCACGCCGGCGTGCTGGAAGCGGCGGCCTTGCGCGAACCCCGGCGCCGCGGCTAGGAGGTCCCAACATGCAATTGCTCTCGGATGACGTCAAGGTCGTCCAGGCGATCACCATCACCGCCGGGGCTGCGGGCCTCACGGCCATCAACGGCACGGTGATCGACACGGCTGGCTACGATGGGGTCCTCTTCGTCGTCCAGTTCGGCGCCATCGTGGCCCTCGCCGTCACCTCGATCAAGGCGCAGCAGGACGTTGTCGTCGGCATGGGCGCCGCGGCCGACCTCGCCGGCACCAACCAGGTCGTGGCCGACACCGACGATGACAAGATCTTCTACATCGACATCAAGCGCCCCCTGGAGCAGTTCGTCCGCCTCGTGGTCTCGCGGGCGACGGCGAACGCGACCCTGGCGGCGATGGCCTATCTCTATCGCAGCCGCTCCCGGCCGGTCGCCCATGGCACCGGGGTCGCCGGCGAGAAGTTCGCCAGCCCGATTGAGGGCACGGCCTAATGGGTCGGCGCCTGATCGAGCGGAAGACCTGCGAGGCCTGCGGCCAGCGGATCGACGTAACCGACGATGGCGTCGAGCACGGGCATGTCGGGCACGCCGGCGTGGCGGGGGCGACCGAGGCGTCCCTGCCTGCGGCACCTCCGGTTGAGGAAGCGGGGCCCGTCGCCACCGTGACCGATCTCAGCGACTCGGCGCCGCCCGGACCATGACGCCATGGCGCTCCCGGCGAACGCCATCGTCAGCCTCGCGGAGGCGAAAGAGTTCCTGAACGTCAAGTCGGCCGAGCAAGATGCTTTGCTCGAAACGGTTATTCTGGGGGCCACCGCCGCCTGGGAAAACGAGCTCAACCGCCCGGTCAAGGAAGCCACCTATACCAATCTCCGGCTGATCGGCCCGCAGGGGCCGAAGCTCTATCTCCGCGGGACGCCCGTCAAGCTCGCGGATCCGTTGACCGTCAAGCTCGCTGGCACCGTGCAGACCGTGTGGAAGAGTGAAACGGATGGCGACCCGGCGGATTTTGACGTCCTCCTCATGGACGATGTCCCGGAAAGCCCCCTGGGGGTCCGCACGCATCTCTATCGAGTGGGTGGCTGGAATGGGACGCGATCCGGGCATCCCTACGTGGTGCTCCTGACCTATACGGGGGGATTCAATCCCGTGCCCCAGGACTTGAAGGATGCCGTGCTCTATCTGGTGCAAAAGCTCTTCCGGGATCGGCAGAAGCAGTTGGCGGATGTGCAAACCGTGAACCTTCCCACCGGCGCGATCACCCTCTTCGACATCGCGCTGCCCCGTTGGGCGCTCCGGGTGCTCGATAAGTACCGCTGGATCCCCGTGGGCTGATGGCGACGACCTTCGAGGTTCGCACGACGATCCCCCGGTTGCCGAGCGGCAATGCGCTCCGATCCGGCCTCCTGATCGGCCTGCGCCGATGGTTCCAGCTCGCCCAGAGTCGCGCGCGCGCGCTGGCCCCGATCGCGGGCGGCACGCTCCGGAGTCAGATCCGCGCTCGGGTGTTTTTCCGGGGCGACCGGATCATCGGCAGCCTAAGCCGCGGGCGGGCCTTCTACGGAGCCATCCTCGAGAAGGGCGTGCCTCATGCCTGGGAGGTGAAGCCGAAACACGCCTGGGCGCTCCGGTTCAGCGTCGGGGGCCAAGTCATCTATGCGATGAAGGTCCGGCATCCAGGCTTCCGCGCCCGGCCGCATTTCGGCCCCACGCTGGCCACGGGCCGCCCGGAGTTGGTGCCCCAGCTCACGCGCGGACTGGAGGAAGCCTTCCAGCCCAAGGCGGGAGAGGCCCCGTGATCCATGCCCGAACCCCTCCGGGACCAGGCGCTCGACAAGCTCGTGGAGACTCTCCAGGGGTTGACGGGAGCGCGATCCTGGGGGGGGGCCTATCCCACCCTCCCGCGGGTCAGCCGCGTCTATCAGCCCATCGAGACCGTTCAGGAGTTCCCGCATCTGATCGTCGTGGAAGCCTCGGGTTCGCGCCTGCGCCTCAGCACGACGGCGGGGGGGGACGCGGGCTTCGAGGATACCTTCCGCGTGGTCGTCTACGGCTACGTCCTGGGCGATGACGTGACCTCGCGGAGCCGGTGGATCCAGCGGCTCCAGCTCGATGTCATCGAGACGCTACTCAAGAAGCAGACGCTCGGCGGGTTGATCCGAGGTCTCGTGCCCGAAGAAGACCTCACCGATGAGGGGGTGCTCGAAGAGATCCGCTCCGGGCTCGGGCTCTTCGGCCAGTTTTTCACGGTCGTGATCGACCAGACCTTCGCGGTCGAATAGGAGGAGGGCGGACCCATGGCAGAATTCCTGGTCCCACGCGGCGTTAAGGTCGTCGTGGCGATGAAGGCGGAGGCGACGGCCGGCGTGGACGTCTTTGCCGGCACCTACGTCGCGGCCGACGTCCTGCCGGTCATCGCCGATAGCATCCGGTTCACCCAAGACCCGAACGAGATCGAGAACCTGATGACCGCCGGGTTCATGGGGCGCGTGGCGAGCATCATGGGGCCGCTCATGGGGCGGGTGGACTTCGCCATGTTTCCCCGCGGCAAAGGCGTCGCCTATTCGGCGACCGTGAAGCCAGAAGTCGGTCTCCCGTTGCGCGGCTGCGGGCTCAGCGAGACCGTGGACACGACAGTCAGCGCGGAAAAGGTGACCTATCAGCCGAGCGCGACGCACGAGACGATGACGATCTACGTCGTGATCAACGTTCCGGGCGGTGCCGCCCTCTCGGTTCAGCTCGTGGGATGCATCGGCACCTACCGCTGGAACGCGCGCGCGGGGGGCGTCGGGCGCTTCGACTTCTCCTTCATGGGCGCCCTCGAGGAGCGGGCCGACATCACTTATGTCGCCGGCACGCTCGCCAAGACGCCGGCCTTTCCGACCTTCAAGAGCGCGGCGTTTCAGATCGGCACCACGAACTACGCGCCTCGGATCGCGGACATGGCGTTCGACATCGCCAATGTGGTGGGCGCGATCCCGTCCATCAACGGAGCCGGCGGCATCGCCGGACACCTGATCCTGAATCGCAACCCGCGCGTGACCCTGGACCCGGAAGCCGACCGGGAAGCGAACTCCGCGTGGTGGGCCGCGCTCCGGGATGGCGCGCCGCTCAAGGATCTCTCGTTCCAGCTCGGGACGGCGCAATACAACCGAATGAAGATCCGTGCCAGCGCGGCGGCGACGCCGGCGGCGACGGTGCAGGTCGTGGCGCAGTCTCTCGGGGCTCGAGATGGCCTCATGAGCCTCCCCACGACGCTGCTCTGCACGCTGGATGCTGGCGAGGACGACTTTGCGAAGGTCTTCGATTAGGAGGAATTTTCCATGACAGCCAACGGCCATCTCCCAGAAGGCGCGGTGCTCCTCACCGCCGAACTCCTCGAGCGCGCGACGCGGACCATGATCCGCTGCCCCTTCCTGTCCGGCCGCGCCGGACAGGATGTGTACGTGCGCATCCGCACGATCCGGCGTGCCAGCTACCTCCTCATGCTGCCTCCGCTGCCGCTGGAGGCCTCGGCAACCTGGCCCCAGGACGACCCGGAGGGCTGGCAGCGCGAATACCAGCACTGGCTGGAGACTCTGCCCGCGGAGGAGCGACAGGCGAAGAACGCGGCGGCGGCGGAGGTGACCTGGAAGGTGGTCCGGGCCGGGTTGGTGGAGCCCCAGCTCTCCGAAGCCAGCCTGGTCGATCTGGCCGACGATGCCGATCAGATCGCGCGAGAGATTCTTCGATTCTCGGGGTTGCTCTTGACTCCAACGGAGGCACCGGCTCCGGTTGAATCCCCGGCGCCCGCGACCGGGTGATCTACTTTCGACTGCCGTTTCTGTCGCGGCAGCTCGCCCGGCCGGTCTTCGCCGCGATCCCGACGCTCATGGGTCCTGGGGATCCCCAGCCACCCCCTGAGTCCATCGTTCGGCCCGTCCGATTCGTGGAGACCCGCGTGTGGGCGGACGTACCCGGCACGATCCGCCTGGCCGCCTGCTTTGAAGAATTGCCGGAGGCGCAGCAGCACCTCACCGACCTGGAATGGGAGTTCTGGGTGGATGGCTTTCTCGCCCAAGCGTTGGCCGAACCCCTGGAGCTGGGCCCCGACCGGGACATTCTGGCGATCGGGATCCTGGCCGCCTGGGCGTTCGTGACCGATCCCGAGGATCGGCATCTTCAGCGCCTTCGGCGGGTCGATCCAGAGGGTCACGCTGAGATCCTCCGCGTGATGAAAGATCGCGTACCCTCCCTCGCCGTCCAAGGCATCCTCCGGGCCGTCGCGCGGCAGCTTCGGTGCCCGCCCTCCATTCTCTTGACGCGGCCGTTCCCGGAAGTCTGGTTCGATTATCTCGTGCTGCTGGGCTCTCAGAAGGCGGCGCGCTCCGCAGGAGAAGAGCAGCTCCTCGAAGAGATCGGGATCGAGAACTAATCGCATGGCCGAGTCAGCGAATCTTATTATCACAATACAAGCGGTAAATGAAGCCAGCCGCGCGTTGGCCGACGTTCAGCGGGACGTGATCCAGGCGGGCGCGGCGGCCCAGCAAGGCTTCGGGACGGCGACGGCGGCCGCAGCGACAACGGGCCGGGAAGTCGCCCAGGTCTCCCGGACCGTGCGGGTCCTGGCTGGCAACCTCCTCAGCGAACTGAATCCGGCGTTGGGCTCGCTCGTCTCGGCGTCCTCCGCCGCCGCCGGGGCGGCCCGGGGTCTGAATCTCGGTCTGGGCGCCGTCATCATTAGTGCGACAGCGCTGGCGACCGGCATCGCACTCTATGTGCGCTCGGCCAAGGAGGCAGCACAATCACAGCGTCTTTGGAATGAGGCGGTACGGAGTGGGGATCTCGGGCAGATGGAAACACAAGTCCGAGGATTGACACGCCGACTCGATGAACTCCGTGAGAGCCAGGAACGCGCCAGTCAAGCGTGGCTCCGTTCGCCAATCGCTGAGCAAATTAGACAGAGACGAATCGGATCGCTCGAGCAGGAGACCCAAGCGAAAGGCCGAGACGTCCTCGCGCAGCGCCGATTCGACGAAGAGCAGCGCAGCATGGAAAGCGCCGTGGCCGATACCCAACGGCAGATGACGGAATTCCGCAAGGAGCAACAGGAAGAACAGGAGCGGCGGGCTCAGCAGATCCGGGAATCCGCCGTCGCTCGGGAGATTCCCTTCGCCTTGACAGGGGAATTCCTGGGCATCCCGGCCCCGGAGGAGATCGGCGCCTTCCGGGCACGATTGGACCAGGAGCTCAAACAGGTTCTCGATGCAGAGATGAAGTTCCGGGCAGAACAGGCCGCCCTCCGCGCGGAGTTCCTGGGGGGCGGCGGCGAGTTCCTCGGGATCCCGACGCCCGAAGAAGCCGCCGCGATCCGGCGTGATGTGGACGCCATTCCTCGTGAACGCGCGCAGGTGAAGCGCCAGGGAGACCGGGAACTCCTGGCCGTGCAACTGCAGAGCGTTGTCCTGAGCCAGGACCAACGGGACGCGCTGGAGGCTTCCCGGATTGAAGTCGAGCGCCTCATCGCCCTTGAATGGGCGCGTGGTCGCTCGGCCGAGGATCTCCTCAAGACCACGATCGAGCAGGTCGCGGCCCAACATCGGTTGAATCTCGAAATGGAACGGCTGGCCCGGGAGGATCCTTTGATCGGGCTTCAGTTGGGCTTTCGGGACGTCCGCGAGGAGTTCTTGTCCTTCGGCGATCTGCTGCGGCGAGGGACCCGTGACATCGGCCAGGCGATGGCCCGCAACCTCTCGGACACCTTTTTCAATGTCGTCACGGGGGAATTCAAGAAGCTGACCGACTTGCCACGCCAGTTCGGGGCCTCCCTGCTCCGCACCATGACCGACGTCGCGGCGCAGGTCATCACCGGGGCGGCCTTCAGCCAGCTCCGCGCCGGGTTCGGCATCAGGAGCGTGATCCCGGGCAGCCTCCTCGCCGGCGCCGGGGGCGGCGCCTTCGCCGTGACGCCGGCCCAAGCCCAGGCCCTGGCCGCCCAGGGCTTTCAGATCGGTGCGGGCCCGGCGGGCGGACTGGTGGCGATCCCGCCGGGCGGCGCGGCGGCGGGCGCCGGAGGCGGCGGGCTGAATCTGGCGAACGTGCCGCTGCCAGGGGGCATCTCGACCTTCCTCTTCGGCGCCCCGGCCGTGGCTCCAGCGTTCACGCTCGGCGCGGCCTCGGCGGGCGGGCTGACGGCCGTAGAGCTAGGACTCGAGCTGGGCGCGGGAGTGGGAGCGACGGGGGGTGCGGGCGCCACGTCTGGGCTCTTCGGCAGCGGCGGGGCCGGGGGCTTCGGGGCCGCCTTCGGGGCGGTGGCCGGGGCGCTCGGCCTCGGCCTGACTATCTACTCCGCCCTCCAGGGGCCGCCGACGGTCCAGAACATCGCCGTCAGCGCGGTCAGCGGCGCGGTGTCGGGGGCGGTCATCGGCTCGGCCATCTTCCCAGGCATCGGCACCGCCGTCGGCGCCATCGCGGGCGCCCTTCTTGGCGGCGGGGCGGGGGCGTTCGGCAAGGGCGGCCAGGTAAAGAAGCCCTCGGCCCAGGCGCGGAGCGAGGCGGAGGCGGCCCGGGGGGGCAGCGCCCTCAGCCAGGCGATCGCCGGGGCGAGCACGGCCGAGGAGCTGGTCTCGATCCTGAACCGCTCCTGGTCGCCCCACTTCCAGGTCAGGATCTTCGCGCGGCGTTCGGCCCGCCGGCCGGAAGGCATCGCCCCGTATGCTAGCTCCGAGGACCAGGTCCTCTCCGGCCAACCGCCCATCCCTGGGCAGGACTTTCAGATCGAGGACCTCTTCGACCCGCTGGTCCAGGAGTCCATAGAAGTCTGGACCGGGGCCGTCGGCCAGGTAGCCCCGAACGCCCAGCTCACCGAGCAGCTCCGCCAAAAGGTCCTGGAGCTGGCGGGGCGGTTCGCGGAGGCCGAGGTGTTCACGGAGGAGGTCCTCCCCGGCGGGATCACTCGGCGCATCACGGTCCCCGGTGCCCTGGCGAGCCGGCTGCGCGGGCTCCCACTTGGCGTCAACGCAGGGAGCCTCCCCGAAGAGAGCATGGAGGACTTCCTGAAGTCGCTCCTCGCCTACGACGACGACCGGGACCTCCGCGTCGTCCGGCGCGACCCCGATACGGGCTACGTCGTGAGCGTGACGAGCTTCGCGGGGTAGGGCCGTGCCGCCGCTCTTCGGGTCCCCCAAACAGAAGTTCTTCTACCCGCGCATCGCCTATGACTCCCCCGTGATCAACGTGGACTTCGATGACCCGATGAACCCCGTCCTTCTCCCGGTCTCCATCCGCGCGGATGCCGTGGCCGAGGACGGCACGCGCGAGAGCCTGTTCCGGCGCATCGAGAACCAGGTCCGGTTCACGGGCCTGATCAACAAGACGCTCCTCGATTCGATCTACACGTTCTGGAAGAATTGGGGGGCGCTGGGCAAACAAGCGACCCTGACGCTGGATCGGCTGAGTACCTGTGCCGGGCAGTTCGAGTTCGATTCCTTCAACGCCTTTTTTACGAAGGCGGAGGTCACAGACCTGAACTTCCAGCTCGTCCGCGCCGTCCCAGCCCGGATCATCTACGGGGTGACGCTGACGTTCCGGCAGGGGAAATAGCGTGAAGACCGAGACGGCGGCCCACAAAACGGAGCGCGAGAAGCTCCAGACACAGCCGGTCGTGTTCGCCCGCTTCTCCCACCTGAAGAAGTACGGCGACGGGACTGACTTCCCGTTCAGCGTGGACTTCTCGACCGATGCCGTCCTGAGCCCGACCAAGACGAAGAAGCCCTGGCTCCTCATGCCCCAAGGCAACACCCAGACCATCGAGCCCGAGCTCGGGCGGTCCAGCATCGGGGTCTTCCCCCTGTCGCTCCTGGACGCCGGCGGGGAGGTCCTCCGCTACCTCTCCAACCCCACGCTGACGCTCAAGACGGCCATGACACCTACAGTCCCCAGCGCCGGGGGCTTCGTGGAGGCCACCGAGGCGACCACCGGCTACCCCGGCGTCGGCACGCTCGAGGTCGCCACGGGGAGCGTGACCCCGGCGGCGCCCACCGCGACGGCGGGGGCCGCGGGGAATGTGGATGTGGGCACCCACTCCTGGGTCGTGACCTTCGTGATCAGCGGGGCGGAGCATCGCGGGGGACCCAAGTCCAACGTCGTGACGATCACGACCTCGGCTAAACAAGTTGATCTCTCGGCCATCGCGACCGGCCCGACCGGGACGACCGCCCGGAAGATCTACCGGACGGCGGCGGGAGACACCGGCGGCCACAAGCTCGTCGGCACCGTCCCCGACAACACGACCGTGACGTTCACGGATAACATCGCCGATGCTTCACTGGGCGCTGAAGTGCCGGGCGCTCTCGAGCGCGTCCGGTACGATCAGAACGACACTGTCAACAAGCGCTTCCGCGTGGCCACCGGCGGCCGGGGGGCCGATAGCACCGTCGCGGCCGACCACGCCGTCGGCGTCCTGATCGCCAACGGCGAGCAGATCCGGCCCGGCCAGCGCTGCCAGCTGTTCAGCGGCTACGCGGCCATCGCCGAGGTCGAGTACACGGCCTGGCCAAAGTTTGAGGTCCTGGGCCGGGGGCTCGCCGGCGGGCGGCTCCACACGGTGCAGCTGACCGACATCCAGCGGTCCCTCCGCCGGCGGGTCTTCCTGACCGCCACGGCGAAGGTCCCGCGGCAGATCACGGCCAACCCGGTCACGGCGGCCCTCCGGGTGCTGACGTCCACGGGGCTGGGGACCAACGGCCCCTACGACGTCCTGATCGCCGAGGACGGCCTGGCCGTGCCCCAGGCTCTCGTGGACGTGGCGGGCCTGGAGCGCCTGCGGGACACGGAGTTCCCCGCCGAGACCTACGACTTCAAGATCACCGAGCCGGTGGACGGCAAGGGCGTCCTCGAGGAGGAGATCTGGCGGACGCTCAACGCCTACCCCTGGGTCGCCCAGGACGGTAAATACTCGGCCCGCCGCTACCGGCCCGGACCCTACTACTACGGCGGCTTCCTCGCGGTGGGGAAGCTCGTGGCGACGGCGGGCTAGGCCATGCAGCGGTTCCGGGGGGTCGTCACCGACTCCAAGGGCGCCCCCGTCAGCGGGGTCACCGTGGAAGTGCGCCTGGCAGGGCTGGCGACGGTCGCCACGATCTACTCCGACGACGGGGTGACGACCCGGGCGAACCCCTTCACGAACGACGCCAACGGCTCCTTCGAGTTCTTCGCCGCGAACGGGCGGTACGATCTCATCCCGACGAAGGCCGGGCTGACCTTCGACAACGCGGACTTCACGGACGTCCGCCTCGTGGACACCCCCATCAAGGTCAACACGACCGCCGCGGGCACGCCGGCCAGCACCGTCGAGACCGACCTGATCACCGTCACGCTCCCCGTGCGGACCCTCAACTGGAACGGCCAGGCGCTCCGGGTCCGGGCCTGGGGCACGACGGCCGCGAACGCCAACCTGAAGACCGCGCGGCTCTACTTCGGGGCCGCCGTTCTGGTCACGACCGGCGCCCTGGCGGCGAACGCGCGGGACTGGGTGCTCGAGGCCCTGGTCGTCAGGATTGGGGACGCGACGCAGGACGCTATCGCCGAGGGTGTCTTCAACGGGGCTCTCGTGGAGCCCGACTTCACCACGCCGAACCAGACCCTCACGGCGGCCGTGATCGTGAAGGTCACTGGCCAGAACGGGACGGCCACGGCGAACGACCTGGTGGCCGAGGGCCTGATCGTGACGGAGGCCTGAGATGCTGCTCGGGCTCATGGCCGTCCCGACCGCCGACCTCCTCGAGCTCACGGACGCCCAGATCACCGGCTACGAGTGGAGCCTCGGGGACCGGAACGTCATCAACGTTGTCGAGTTCCGCTACGACTTCGACATCGCGGGCGCGACCGGACAGTTCGGGACGCGCGAAACCTACGAGCACGGGGGCGCATCGTCGGGCTCCATCGGGAAATACGGCCGCCGGCCGGCCCTCCTGATCGAGTCCCGCGGGATCAAGACCGCCCAGGGCGGCGCCGCCCTCGTGCTGAACCGCGCCCGGGGGGTGATCGACCGCTTCGCCGAGCCGCCCCTCGTCCTCCGGCTCGAGTGCTTCTACCAGAAGCACCTCCTGGAGGCCGGCGATCAGATCCGGGTGACGCACCCGAACTGCCCGAACCCCGTGACGGGACTGCTCGGCCTCGTGCGCGACCTCTTCGAGGTGGTGGACGTCACGCCCGATTTCGCCCGCGGCCGGATACGCCTGACCTGCCTCTTCCTCTCGGCCATCCCGCCACAGACGGCCCCGGTGTCCGGCGGCGTCATCAGCCTGCCCGCCGTCCAGCTGGACACTCAAGCCCCGGCGGTCCCCACGGGCCTCGCCGTCGCCACGACCTCCGAACTCCTCGCCGACGGCACCTTCATCGGGATCGCGGATGTGACCTGGACGGCCAACACCGAGGCGGACCTGAGCCACTACCGGCTCCGCTGGCGCCGGCAGGGCGCGGCGGCCTTTCAGGAGCTCACCGTGACGGCGGCGGCCTCGCCGCGACTGATCCTCCGGGAACTCTCCCCGAATACCATCTACGAGGTCCAGGTGGCGGCCGTGGACTTCTTCCTCAACGCCTCGGCCTTCACGGCGAGCGCGACGGGGACGACCCCGGCCGATCCTGGCATCCCCGCCGTCCCGACCGGGCTGGCCCTGACGCCGTTCCCGCTGGCCGTGGTGCTCGCGTGGACTCGGAACGCGGAGTCGGACATCGCCTTCTACGAGCTCCAGCGGGCCGACGACGCGCCGTTCACGGTCAACGTCACCGTACGGAGCGTGGATGTGACCGCCTTCGTGGACAAGGTCGGCGACACCACGACCCGCTTCTACCGGGTGCGCGCCGTGCGCCGGACGGGGGCGACGTCCGCCTACTCGGCCTCCGTCTCCGGGGCTGGGACCCAGGTGGGGACGACCAACCTGGTTGATCTGGCCGTCACCACGGCGAAGATCGCGGACCTCAACGTCGTCACCGCGAAGATCGCCGACCTGAACGTCACCACGGCGAAGATCGCGGCGCTGGCGGTGGATGCGGCCAAGATCGCCAACGCCACCATTACGCAGGCGAAGATGGCGGCGGCCTCCATCGGAACCGCGGAGATCATCGACGGCAACATCACGACCGCCAAGATCGGAACCGCCCAGATCACCAGCGCCAAGATCGCCGCCTTGGCGGTGGGAACCGCGGAGATCGGCAACCTGACGGTGACGTCAGGAAAGATCGGCAACTTTGCGGTCACGGTCGTGGCGAGTGATTCGGTTGCCGGGCAAGTGACGCTCGCTACCGCCCCGTCATGGACGACCCTGAACACGGTGACGATCACTCCTGATAATACGGACTTCCCGGTTCAGCTAGATGGGCAGTTCCAGATTGACGCGCAAGGCTCCACCGGATCGACCGACGGATTGAAGTTCCGCCTCCTGATAGATGGGGCAGTTCTCTTCCCAGAACTTCTGAAGCTCACGAAGAATTTTACAGACGCCCGGAAGTTCACGTGGCAGGCGATCGATTTCCCCTCCGTCGCCAGCCATACCTACGATCTTCAGGGGAATACCGCTGATACCGGGACCGGTCTCATCAGTAACCGGAAAATGAGCGCTCACCAATCAAAGAAGTGATGAGGGGAAAGATCGCCATGAAAAGCCTTCTGCACGGGGTTCTGATCGCCTGGTTCCTCTGGTCCTTCGACGGGACCACCTACGTGCCCCGGGTTCCTGCCGTCAGTCCGGTGGGCCCGACGGGAGAGGTCCTGACCGACGAGGACCAGCGGAGCGTCTGTCTGCACGCCGTCTCGATCCTGCGCGTGCGGCACGGCGTTCCGGCCTTTTGCGCCCAGAGCGCCGACCCGGCGACAGTCCTGGGCCGTGGAGGCAAGCCGTGAGGGCGCGCCGGACCGCCGTCATCCTCCTCTCCTGGTGGTTCCTCTACCTCCTCAGCCCTGACGGGCGGTGGCAACGTGAATTCGGGCCGATTGGCGATTCCGCCGCGTGCGAGCGGATCGCCCAGGCGCATCGAGAGAAGGGTCTGGAGGCCCGGTGCGTGGAGTTCCGGTTTTAGGGGATTCCGATGGAGGGCGCGACGACATGAGCCGGCCCATGACATGCCTGCGCTGTCGCCGCGGCATTCGGGTTCCCGGTCGCTGGGCGCCCTATTGCGGACGATTCTGCTTCCAGCTCGCCCGGGTAGAAGCCACCCCTCCCGCCTGCTTCAGGGGCACCATTCGACCGGGCACGACGCGCTGCCCGCGCTGCGGGGACCCCCTGGCGGAGGAGGGCGGCTTTCTCCATTGCCGGTACGGGTGTGGCCGGATCTGGGTGATCCCCGGCGCCTCCGTGGCCGCCCAGATCGAGTATGAGCGCCACGCCGGCGTGCAGGGGGCGGCCTGATGGGGCCAACGGAAGTCGCGGGCATCGTGGCTCTTGCGATCGTAGTGGTCCGTGAGGCGTTCTCGATGGTCCGTGGACTGCACCAACGCCGGAATGGGAACAGTGACAGCCAGAGACTCAAGAGCATCGAAAGTGAAATCCTGCGTCTCCGTGACCGCACCCTCAAGACCGACGAGACGGTCACAACGTTGAAAGCGTGGGTGGAGATGATCCGCGAACAGCGGCCGTAAAGCTATGACGATCTTTGAGCGCGCGGTCGCCGTCGTGCTCGACCTCGAGGGCGGCGTCTCCGACGATCCGGCCGACCCGGGCGGGGCGACGCGGTACGGCGTGAGTCTCCGCTACGCCCTCTCCGTGGGCGATCGGGACCGGGACGGATGGGCGGAGTTCGACCTGGACCGGGACGGGGACGTGGACGCGGACGATATCCGGGCCCTCCCGCGGGAGCGGGCCGTGGCGGAATACGAGCGGGCCTTCTGGACTGCGTACCAGTGCGGGGAGTTCCCCTCCCGGCTGGGCGTGGCCCTGTTCGATGGGGTGGTCAACATGGGCCGCCCCGCCGTGCGGTGCTTGCAGGAGGCCTTGGGCGTCGAGCCGGATGGCACGGTAGGGCCCCGGACCCTCGAGGCTGGGCGGCAGGCCGTGGGGAGAGTGCTGGACGTGCTGGACGACTACCTGGCGCGCCGAGCCGTTGTCTACGCGGGGCTCTCGACCTTCCCGCGCTTCGGCCGCGGCTGGATGCGCCGGCTCTTCATCGTCCACCGCGCCTGTCTGAGGCTCTGGACGTGATCCGTCTCGTCGCCCTCGTCCTCCTGCTCTCGACCGGCTGCGCTCTCGTCACGCGCCCCAGCGACCAGATCAGCGTCGAGCGCCAGAAGTTCATCAATGCCTACGCGAGGGTGCGCGTGCTTTACAGTGCCCTCGCGGATGGTGTGGCGCGTGAATGTGAAAGCGGTCGCCGGACCCGAGAGGACTGCGCCGCCAAGGCGGCGATCCATCACGAGGCCAAGCAGTTGGACGCAGAGATTCAGGCGAAGATCGACACGCCCGAAAGTGAAGTGGATTGGGACCGCGTGATGAAGGTCCTCGAGCTGGGACTCTCGCTCGTCCTATGAGCCGCTTCGTCGAGCCCCACGACCAGCTTGATACTCGGGACCTCCCGGACGGCCGCGTGCAGCTGCTCGCGCCGCTCTGGTATCAGTCCGACCTTCTCGGCGGCCGCATCGTCAAATTGCGGGAGGGATTCGTTCACGACAAGGAATCGGTGCCCTGGTGGCTGCCGATCACCTACGTCTGGCTTGCGGTCAAACGGAAAGCGAGCCGAGCCGGCAGCGTGCACGACTGGCTCTATGCCGTCCAGAAGGTCGAGGATCTTGAGGTCCCCCAGGAGCTCGCGGACGCCGTGTATCACGAGGCCGCGGCTTTCGATGGGAACGGTCGCGTTGTCCGCTGGGTGAAATGGGCGGGCGTGCGGATCGGTGGGGCAAGATCCTACAAGAGTGGCCCGACGCGCTTCCAGGTCAACGGGAACGATCGGCGGCGGAGGCAAGATCCTTGTCCAGTGGACCGACGGACGGCCGCCCCGATGCCTCGCCAGCTCGAGGAGCCCGAGGCCCCATGACCGGCATCCGCCTGGGCGCCCGCTGCCCGACCTGCCAGGCCGACGCCTGGGTGGATCCCAATGCTGCCGCGGTTCGGTGGACCTGCGGGGATTGCGGGGTGCGCTGCCTCTGGGAGAATGGGGTCATGACGGCGGAACCCAGCCTGGAGGCTCTGACGGGCTCGGCCGACCGCCTGGCGCGGGAGCGCCTGGGGCCTCCAGGGTCCCAGGGGGAGGAACCTTCCGGGGCCATGAACCGAGCTTTCTGCGAGCTCCTTCACCGGGGCCGCTGCATGCCGGCGTGATGCTCCGAGGCTAGACCATGAACCGCGACGATATTCAGAGTGGGGGACGGTATTGGATTTGGTCGGGTAAAACAAGGGCGAGTACGTCAAATCGGCCTGGGGGAGCAGTGGCATGCATTAATTTCCCGGTAGGGGAATATGAAGTTGTCCGTACCTCAACCCTGAGAAGTCCACCATCCTTCAAGACCGCAAGGTCGCAAGTCGCATTAGGGCTTACTGCCCTGAAGACTTCGAATCCTCGCCGGAGTAGATCTGCCGCCACGTTCAGTTCGCTGATTGCTCCGGTAGTTGCGGCTAGTAAACTAGACCTTGGGCCATTCATTTTTTCGTATCGTCTCCGGGCTCTCTTCTTAGCGCAAGGTCGTGAACACGTTATGGCGTGGAATCTTGCCCTGTCTGATGGGATGGGTTGCTGGCATATTATGCAGGCCATTAACTTATGATAAAGCGTCATTTATGGCCACGTCAAGCATCTTCTCGCCGACTTCTCCGGTGGGGGGGCTATCTCTCCCTTACCCTCTTCCTCTTCGTCGGCGTAGAGGCCGCCCCGGACTGCTGGTCGGCCCTTGGCGTGGCCGTGCGCGTAATCGACGGAGACACCTTCATCGCCCGACTGAAGATCTGGCACGGGCTCGAAGTGCTTGAGCGGATTCGGCTGCTCGGGGTGGACACGCCAGAACGCACCGGACCCGAGGCAGCCCGGGCGCTTCAGGCCAAAGCGTTCACCGACCGCTGGCTCGGGCAGGAGCCTTTCGAGGTCCGCAGCTGCGCCCGGGATTCTTTCGGGCGGGCGCTGGCGACGGTCCGGCGCGGGGGAGAGGATTTAGCCGACAAGCTCCTGGAGGCGGGACTGGCAGTTCCCTTTAAAAAGTAGGTGCGGCAGGGCGGAGAGGCTCCGGCGAGGCGCTAGGAGCCTTCCAGGCTGGACTTTTCGGGGGGGGCCGCTATCAGGGTATGGGGGGAAACGGCCGTTTTCAGGCACGGGCCTTCGGGAGCGCGATGAGACAGAGCACGGCGAACATCGGGGACAGGAGAAGCGAAACCAAGAACCAGCCCCACGTACTTCGGCCATTTTCGTCCGCCATCTGCCCCACGAAAATCGACGCCAGCAGATACCACAATCCAAATAGAACCAAGAGCTCTTGACCACCCATCTTTCATGTCTCCTTGGTTGTTTCTTCTTGCGGAAATCCTAACTCAACCTGCAACCACTGGCTCAGGGTTTCCCGTTCTGATCGGCGCCCGAACTTCGGTCGAAGCCAGTGATCCAGGCGGCGATCATAGATCTCCTTCCAATTGGCCTCGCTCCACTTCCCATGTACCTTCAGGACAATATCTGCCGCCGCCAGGACCGCCTCCCAGGCCAGCCGGGTCAGCCAAGCGTGGAGGTGATTCGTAGGTTCAATCACTTCAAGTTCGCGGAGTGCCTCCACTAACGCAGTGAAGGAGTGGGTCGCCTGCCATTCCTTGTCGAGCCAGAGCTGGAACTGCATGGGAACGGGCTCGCTCGGCTGGCGGCCGGTCAAAATCCAGTAAATCGACTTCCCCGTCAGAGCCTCTACGCGCTCGAGGACTTTCGGATCTGGAAGCCGCTGACCCTTCTCATATCGGTTCCACTGCGGTGCCTTCATCCCGAGCCGCTTGGCGAAGGCCGCCTGAGAAAGCGCACCCCGTAGCGTCCGCAGGCGCTCCGGGACCCCAAGTATTGTAGATACCGGATCGGTTAATTTTCTGCTTGACATCATTAACCGGAGCGGCGTAGTCTGCTCACCGTAATGAATACCGTACCGGGTATGCCGATACCGAAGAAGGAAGTCAAGCGCCGTCTGCGGCGGCTGGGGATCTCGCAGAACGAGCTGGCGCGGCGGATCGGGCGCCCTCCAGGGGTTGTGTCCCGCGTCATCAACCGAAAGTTCGCCTCGCGTCCGGTCTGGAGCCAGATTCAACGCTTCTTTGACGAACATTCTTCCCTCAGCCAACAGCAAGCATCATGACCGTCGATCGGAAACCGTTGACGAAGATGGAGAGCCGCGATCCCAAGTCGATCCGGTTCACGCCCACGGAATGGGATGCCGTGTCAGGAGCCGCCCGTCGCCGCGGATTCGAGCCTGCGGTCTTCGCCCGGATGCTGACCATGTATGGCCTGAGTATCGCCGAGGCCCCCACGCTGGCGGAAGCCGCTGCATGGGTTCCCGCATTGGGCCGAGAGATGCTCACGGGTTCTCAGAGAATCCGGAGGTTCTGAGAGATGCCGTTGAAGGAAAGGCGATCTCGCCGTACTACGAAGGGGAAGCGAAATCCACAACCGAATGTCCCCCGGATAACGCGCAAATCACGGCAGGTCATCTCCGATAATGGACGTCCTCTACCTGGGAAATCCCTCGCGCGGATCGTGGCCTTACCCGACCGACTCGCGCCGTCCTCTCTCGCGCAGGCGATGGAGCTCGCCAAGTTCCTCGCGGGGTCGGACATGGTTCCCAAGGATTACCGCGACAAGCCCGGGAACATCGTGATCGCCATCAGCCTCGGGCACGAGATCGGCCTCAAGTGGGCGCAGGCCCTTCAGAACATCGCCGTCATCGGCGGACGGCCGACGCTGTGGGGCGATGCCGGGCTCGGGATCGTGATGAGCCATCCCGAGTACCAGTGGCACCGCGAAGAGGACGATGCCCAGACGGAGACGGCCACCTGCACGATGAAGCGGCGCGGGCTCGACCCCGTGGTGCGAACCTTTAGCCAGGCCGATGCCGAGCGGATCACGGTGTGGGAGAACGGCCGGCAGGTCCCGTTGGCCGATCGCCCGGTCTGGAAGGCGGGCTACAAGAAGCGGATGCGGCAGATGCGCGCCCGCTGGTGGGCGATGAAAGACTCCTTTCCCGATGCCCTCAAGGGAGTGGAGGGACGGGAATACGTCGAGGATGATCTGACGGCGAAGGCCCCGGGCCCCGTTCAACCGTTTCGGGTCGATGATGTGATGCCGCGGCGCCTCCCCGTCGAGGCCTCGGGAGTCCGCCCGGCGGCAGAGCCTCCACGCAAGGCGGAGGAGCAGCCTGGCGCCGCCCCTCCTCCGCCCCCGGCACGGGATGAGAGTGCGGCCCCGGTCGCCCCCCAACCCGGACAGTTGACCATCGAGATCAATGGCCGCCAGGTCATCACCAACGGCATCACGAAAGATATGCTCCTCAAGAGCTTCAAGCTCGCCGCCCTGGTGGACGAGCTCGAAGGCAAGGGGAAAGCCAAGGACCTCCTGGGCCGGGATTTCGGTGTCGAGCATCGGAGCGAGTTGACGGAGGAGCAGGGAAAGCAGTACGTCGCCACGCTCGTCGCCATCATCAACAAGCACGAGAGGAAGAAAGCGTGACGACGGCGACGGACACGACCGTTCTCCCCCGAGTCTCGGAGATCCTCCAGGTGGCCGGCTTGGGGTTCGACCCCACGGGGATCCCGCCGGCGAGGCTGGAATATGCGCGACTGCGCGGGACGGCCCTGCATCTGGCGATCCGTTACCACCATGAAGGCGTCCTGGACGAGACGAGCCTGCACCCGGACCTCCTGCCTGGCTTTGAAGCCTACCTCCGGTTCCTCGCCGATACGAAGCACGAGCCGATCGCCAGCGAGCTCGAGCTCATTCACCCCACGTACGGCTTCATGGGCCATGCGGACCGGATCGGCTGGTTGAACGGCAAACGGGTTCTCCTCGACTGGAAATACACCGAGGCCTTCCAGTTTTGGCCGGTCGCCTATCAGCTCGCCGGCTACCGGCTCCTCTGGAACGCCGTGCATCCGACGGAGCTGGTCACCCAAGCGTTCGCCCTCCAGCTCCATCCCAAGAGCGAGAAATATCAGCTCCGCGTGGTCGAGGCCGAGAAGTACGAGCAGACCTTCCTGGCGGCCCTGGTCGTCTGGCGGGCTCGCCAGCTCATGGGAAGGGCCACCGAATGACGCTGGCGACCCAGGATCTCCAGGTCGAGGCCCTCGGGTTGGCTGAGGAAGTGGCCACTCTCCAGGTCATCGACCAGCCGTCCTTCGACCGAGCCGGGCTCATGCTCCGGACCGTGAAGGATTATCTCAAGCGCGTCGGCGAAGTCCTGGATCCGATCATCCGGGCGGCGCATGAGGCGCACAAGCTCGCTGTCGAGCAGAAGCGGAAGCTCGACGCGCCGGCGCTGAGCGCGGAGCTGACCCTCAAGCGGGCGCTGGCAGGCCATGAGGAGCGGGAACGCCAGCGGGTCCGGGAGGCCGAGCAACAGGCGGACGCGATCCGCCGCCAGCTCGAGGAGGAAGCAAAGCTCAAGGCTGCCCTCGAGGCCGAGGCCCGCGGCGATGACAAGGGCGCCGAGCAGATCCTCGAGGCGCCCACACCCCCGGCCCCGATCATCGTCCCGACCGTCGTCGGGCCAGCACTGCCCAAGACCGAGGGCGTGAGTTTCAAGACCACCTATCGGGCGGAGGTCGTGGATCTGAGGGCCCTGGTGGATGCTATCGCCGGCGGCAAGGCCTCCGTCGCCTACGTCCTGCCGAACTTGCCAGCGTTGAACCAGGCGGCCCGAGCGCTCAAGGAAGAGCTGCGGATCCCCGGCGTGCGCGTGATTCCCGAGCGCGTGACCGCGGTGCGGACCTAATGCCCGCGTTGCTCGCCGCGGCCGCGCTCTATGTCGCCCTCCTGGTCGGATTCTGCTGGCTGTGGGATCGGGTGGAGCGGCCGCCGTGGCGGATCCCGCAGTAGTGCCGAGGCAATTTGTCCATGACATCACGCCGAAGGAGGCGCTGCCGATGCGGACTGCAAAAGCCAAGGTCTGTAGCTACTGCAAAGGCTACGAGAAGAGCGTCGAACATTCCCGGCCGAAGGACTGTCCGCGCTATCAAGCCTACAAGGCGGGCAAGGGCAAAAAGAAGCGCGCGGCCCGCCGCCCCGCCTCGACCATGAAATCAGTCGGGGGGGGGGGGGGGGGGGGGGGGGGGGGGGGCGCCCCCGCCCGCCCCGCGCGGCGGGGGTGGGGGGGCGGGCCGGGCGG